GGATATGGATAATGTCACTTACCGGGATGTCAAAAGAGCGGCCATCCGTGGTGTAGATGTAGTGCGTCAGCGGGTTTACGCCGTTGCCTACCGGGCGTACCATGTCCTGCGGCAGGAACTGCAAGGCGGTCACGGTGCCACGGGTGCTAGATCGAATCTTGCGTAGGTAGGTATTCCCGAATAGTTTGTAATCCTGAATGCACCAGCCCCAGAAAAGGCTACCCATAATCATCGGATCCGGTTGCGCCATAAGCTGTAGCACCGGGTGGTCTTCTACCGGCTCTGCCTGCTGGCTGTCTACCGGTCGGTAGAGCCGTGGTGTGGCTTGAGGGTAGTTCCTGACGTACCAATCAATCGCACTAGCGACAACGCCATTCAGCCCTAAGTCACCGGCAACTCTAGCCCAGTCCTTAGTACTTCCAGGGAGCGCCCGGCGTAGCAATGTCTGCAGCTGACCAGAGCCGTAACCGGTTAGGTAGATGTCCCTAGACTGAGACAACGGCAATGGCAATGCTTGTGTCGGGTTGGCTGCGGCTTTACGTCCGAGGAAGCGGTCAAAGATACCCATGGCTTCAGTATCCCACAAAAAGAAAAAGCCCCCTTGCGGGGGCCTGTGGCGGTTCCTATCGTCTAGTCTCTTGTGATGTACTGAGTATCTACATCAAGTCCGAGTGCGTGATACTTAGCGATGATGGCTTTCGATTCTTCGTTGAGTCCACCAGCAACGTTTGACTGAAAGCCTACACTGCTTGTGTAGATGTAGCGGCGGTAGCTGTTGCGGCCATACTGAGCATAACCATCGAATACTGAGTTAATGTCTGCGGCATCGATGCCGGCCTTCTTAAGGTCTGTCTTGCGTGTGCTTGAAACCTTGATAACGTAAAAGTCGAAGTAATTTTCCATTGTCATATCTCCCTGCTTGATGTAGATAATATACACCGCCCGTGTATATCTTGCAAGGGTATAGGTGTATATATTTTAGACGGCTCCCCATGAACGCTTAGATCCGCACACTTGCCAAGCGTACGCCAGGGCATCTACCACGTCATCATGCCGACCAACCGGGAAGGATAACAACTCATCTTCAAAGTATGCGGGTAGGCCTTGGCAGTGCATGACTTGGCTTTGCTCGTACCGGGCTTCCAGAGGGGCAAAGCGGGTCACTTTGTCACGGTCTGGCCGGATGCCCCGGATAGGCAGTTTGGTGCGCCGTAGGAGCTCCTGCACAACAGCGGCTTGATATTGCACCTGCTCGATGCCGATCATAGATGGATTCCACTTAGCCGCCATCATCTCAATGAAGCGCAGGACGCTTGCAAAGTCCGCCCTAGTACGGTTGATGTCTCTAACGTAAATTGTCCCATCGTCACCACGGCTCACTACCGCAACCCCGGTGTAGTCTGCTTCAGACTTGGTTGATATTGCAAGGTCAACCCCGATGTAGGTAGGCAACCCTTCAGGGCAATCGCCGTAGCGTAGCCACTCCCGCTTGATTCTTGCTCCAGCTGCATCCACGAACTCGGCTAAGTACTCCTGCCGAAACGCTATGCTGGGCAGAGACTCACCAGCCTTGCCTACCTCCTCAGCATCAATCCACGGGTTAGCCGTAGTCGGCATCTGCCAAGACATCCAGTCGGCATCGGTAGCGGCTTGGTTGTAAAGGGTACGGAAGTAGTTGGAGCCTTTAGGAGTGCTGAGAAAGAACGCATCCCCGATGTAGTCTGTTAGCGTTGGGCGGATGGCTTCCGTCCAGGCTTGCTCTAGATGCCGTGCCATGGCGGCCTCATCAATGATGACCCGCTTGTACTTACGACCACGAGCAACGGTTGAAGGATCGTCCAAAGTCCAGTAATCGATGGCTGCCCCGGTTATAAGCTCGATGCGCGGGGCTGGGCTTTGTACGGCTCGCCGGATAACCGGAGCATAGATGCGCTTATGATCGGCGTATGCCTCTTCCAGCAAGCGGTAGGTAGGGGCAAACCAAGCGCAGGGCAAGCCGTCCTGCAGCACCGGGTCAGATAAAAGGTTACCGCCAAGGGTTGTCTTTCCAAAGCGTCTGCCTACTCAGCCACAGGCAAGGACGTTGTATCGCCTTGCCTGTGCCATTATCACCTGCTGTGCTTCATGAGGTCGAGGGAGAACCAATCGTATGTCTGGCATTATGGTTTGTCTGCGTACTCCACGATCACCTTTACAGGGCTACCGTCTGCGCCGGTCTGCTCTACCCGGCTAGACCAGTCGGCCTTGTGCTTGCGTTCAAGCCACCATGCGGCGGCCTGCCAAGTGGTATCAGCTGCTTTCTGGATGATAGCCACGTTCCGAACCTCGGCATCACCCTCTGCCTTTTTAATAGAATCCGAGAACTCCGAAATGCCCTTGAGCCAGATTGCAAATGTATCCTCAGAAATACCGGCATAGGCGCAAGATGCTCGGCGGGTATTACCTGCCCTGAGAGCCTGTGTAATGCGCTGTACTACGTCTTCGTTGTACTTGTATGGCTTACCCTTCATTTAGCACCGCCTTCTGCCCTGTGGCGTTTTCCCATCGCTGAATAATCACATCGCAATACTTAGGGCTTATTTCCATCCCGTAGCATTTGCGGTTAGTTTTCTCGGCTGCAATCAATGTAGTACCAGAGCCTAAAAAAGGTTCGATTACGATAGCGTTTTCTTCTGAGCTTGATCGTATGCATCGTTCAATCATAGCCAATGGTTTAGGTGTAGCGTGTCCTAGACGTTCTTCACCTGACACGCTTGCATATTCCCAAACGTCTGTCATGTTGTCATGTGTGTTGTCAAAGTATGCACGGGTTGCGTAAAACTCCCGCTTGAGTTCGTCATACTCCCGCTTGAGTTCGTCATACTCCCGCTTGAATGCGTTACCATTTGCGGCTTTTTGTATTGCTTCGTATTGTTCCTTTTGCGGGAAGCTCCACTGGCTTTTACTAAACCAATGGTCAGCCATGCGTGGATGAAATCCAAAAATATCAGCCACGGCCTTATTTGTCATGCCTACTTTGTCACGTTCTGTTTGCAGATATGCCCGTATTGGTTCAAAACCTTCCCAGTAGTTATCGGAGTTATTACTAAATCCTTGCTCGCCAATCATAAAGAATAAACACCGTTCGCTTCCAGTTGGATATTGCCGGTGTTTTTCGCTGAGTCTGCCTTGCGCCTGATTCTTCTGCCACACGATTTCATTACGGAACGTAAACCGCTCGCTGTCCTTCAATCCATTGACAAACCATAACCGCCAGAGGTCTTCAGCGTTACCCCAAATGTAAACGCTTCCGTTGTCGGTTAGTACTCTGCGGAACGCTCGCCACCAATCCATCTGGAATGAGTCAAGTTTATCGGCGTATAGGTTGTCATTCTCCACGCCTTCGTTTTCTTTACCCATGCCATATGGCGGGTCGGCGTGTATGAGTTGTGCAATACCACCATCCATCAGCCGTGCCACATCATCCGCCTTGGTACTATCACCGCAAAGCAATCGATGCCTACCAAGAATCCAAAGGTCTCCCGGCTTGCATCGTGTCTCGACATCCTCCGGCACTTCGTCTGGATCGGTTAGTAACTCGGCAGGTTCAGTCATTCCCGCCAGTTCATCAATCAAAGCATCAAGGTCGGCAGCGCCGTACCCCGTACCTTCAAGGCCTATCGGCGTATTCGCAAGCTCAGCGAGGATGTCGGTAATCTTGGTTGTGTCATCCTGCCCGATACGGGTAGTCCGGTTGTCAACCACAAGAATGCGTAGCTCTTCTTCAGGTGTAACGTCAACCCATTGCACGGGTACGGTTTCCCATCCTAGAGCCTTGGCAGCCATGACCCTATGATTTCCCGCTAGGATGTGTTTAGTCCCCGTGTTGACCACCACAGAGCCGTACCAACCATTCACTGCTAAGGACTTCTTGATGGCTTCAATATCACCGTGGTTAGCGTTGCGTGGATGATGCTTGAGCAGGTCAATAGCGACCTGCTCAATCTCCTTATTGATTACTCTACTCATCAAGATTCTTCCTGATTTCCGCGCTGGTAGCCCAGAGCATGGCAGCCCGCAGTTTATCCTTACTCATACCCTGAGCCTTAGCCCGCTTCTTCACATCAGCATACAGCCAGCGTGTATAGAGTTCGTTGTATAGAGCCACGCATCCAGCCC